TACCAGTTAAATAAACATCCTGAGCACCATAAGCTACTAATTGAAGAAGACCACCACCCATTTACGCTATATTCTTTATACTATTAGAGGAGAAAAAAATATAGATTATAAGACACAATTTTAATTTTATATATAAACCTTAATATTTATAATTCAAATATAATGATGTTTAAAGAAAAGTCATCAAAGAAAAAGGTAACTGCTGATATAAATGAAACTGTTACATTAGATGCTATGCATAATAATATGATAAGAGATTTTGAAAAAAGCGATAAGGAAAAGTTGTATTATGAGAATAAATTAAGATATTGTGAAGAGCATAAAAATGATATATTAAATACTATAAAGAATACAAGTGATAAAGAGACAAGTAGTAAATTATGGTTTAGTAATATAGAATTATGTGAAGAAATATTAGATATCAAATCAAAATTATACGAGTTAAATAAATTGGATGAAATAGAATATTATAAAAGTACAAGCGATATACTTTTTCAATACTATGATACGGTAAATAAACAATCGGATATCAATCAAAATTCAAACTATTTAAAGGATTTTAATAATAAATCAAAAATATATAAAAAGGATAGCAAGAAAAATAAAGGGGTAGTAGCAAATACAATAAATGTATTAGAGGCGCTAAATAATATAGACAATAAAAAACCCATAGTTGAAAAATTTGCTGTTAATGATTCTGAAGATGACATAAAATGCGAAAACTTAGAAACTTTAGATGAGTATAATAATGATAATAAAATGGAAATTGTACAAGACAAGAGTTCTTTAGTAGATAAATATATGGCTATAATAAACAATAAATATATTAGAACAGTTGAAGAAGAAAATATAGAAATTTGCAAAATATGCAAAAATAACATGGTGTCTCTTCAATATGATGCAATAATTGTTTGTAATTATTGTGGATTTCAGGAATTACTATTAGTAGAGCAAAATAGACCTATTTTAAAACAGAATACAAAAGATACTTCGCATTTTTGTTATAAACGGATAAATCACTTTAGAGAATGGTGTAATCAAGTGCAAGGCAAAGAGAGTACTGATATACCTGATGAGATATTTGAAAAGATTTTGATGGAAATAAAAAAAGATAAGATTACAGATTTAAAAAAAATAACCTATTTAAAAATGAGAGATATTCTTAAAAGGCTAAGGATAAATAAGTACTATGAGCATATCAATTATATAATAAATAGGATAAACGGAATACCTACACCACAATTTAGCACAGAGTTAGAAGATAAGTTATGCAATATGTTTAGAAGCATTCAAGCACCTTTTCTAAAGCATTGCCCAAAAGATAGGAAAAATTTCTTATCTTATAGTTATGTTTTATATAAGTTTTTTCAGATACTTGGATTAAATGAGTATTTGAAATACTTCCCTTTATTGAAGAGTCGCGAGAAGCTCTATGTGCAAGATCAGATATGGAAGAAGATATGTATAGACTTAAATTACGAAATAATTCCTTCCTTATAACTTTTACAAAAACGAGTACATAATTTATTTTTCTTTGAACTTTTAAAAACTTTTTGAAATTTCTAAAATTTTTTCAATTATGTACTCATTTTTAATCCTAAATTATATACATCATTATTTTTAAATAAGTCCAATAAATATAAAACAGATGCCAGCACTATAGCTAAGCCCACTATTCTAATAATGTTAAATCTCAGGTCTATTATTAGTAATGCAAACATGGCTATAACAAATCCAAGTAATAGATACTGTAATACAACATATGCGTATGTAATCTCCATTATATCTATCATAATTAAACATTTTATTGTAAAAACATATAAGATTTATAATAATAATATATATTAAGAATAAATAATTATGGCCGACGCAGTGAACTCAACGCTTGTATCTACGAAAGAAGTAGATTATTTGGACGAGGATAAACCCATCAGAGGACAAAATTATGTACTCCTATCCTTTTTGAGTCCCGAAGATGTTATTGTTAAAAAGGATGCTTATATTTTTAGCAAATTTATTGAGAAGTTTAGTAGAGATATGAAGACTCTCCTTGATTCTCTTAAAGAAAAATATCCTGACCAAAAGGATATGGTTGATACTATTGTAGAAAATAACAATTTTATCTTTGATTACAAGGAGATGAACGAGCAATACAACTTCTATAAAAATGTAAATAACGATGAGCTCGAATCAAATTATCACCGCGATAACAACTTTATTACTTCTATGCGCGGTATTAAAGTAAGAGGAACTTTTGATACTATTGATGAGGCTAAAAATCGCAGCGAATTTTTGAAGAAAATAGACAGTAAATTTAACATTTATATTGCTCAAGTAGGTTGCTGGTGCCCATGGTCTCCCAATCCCGAATGCCTTGAAAATCAAGAATATGCAGAGACGCAACTCAATACTCTTATGAAAGAATATAAGAAAAATATGGATAATCGCGATGTTATCTTTGAAAATCGAAAGCAATCAATTGCTACAAATGCTGCTCCAGTAGGAGACAGTGTATCGGAGGAGAATGAAGAGAAAGTTGATAATGTAGAACTAAGTACCATCAAAGAAGAGCTTGAAAAGGTAGATGTATGGAGTCAAAAGAATGTTGAATAAAAAATTAATATTACTCAATTTATTTTTTAGCTATTTATAATTTATAGTATAGCTATATCCGTAATTTTGGATTTAACAGGATTAGCAGATACTATCGTATCATTGGATACTTTTGGTTTATCCGGTTCATTAGATACTTTAGATTTTTCTGTTTTTGTAGGAACCATAGGTTTCTTAGAAGAAAAAACTGCAGTTTTTTCATTATTTTCCTCCATAGTATTTATATACTTTTGAACAGATGTAAGTATTGAATTAATATTAATTTCTAATTTTGATCGATCATCCTTATTCGATGTGTCGTTGTTTTTATTATCAATAAAAATAATCTCTTTGCCGTTATTTATCAAAATAAATGTAATCATAGGATATTCTTTAGCCTTTTGTATAATTGCACTTACGCTTTTGCTAATTATATTTATAACACCAACAGTATTTGTAACACTAGATACATTAGTAGCCTCCCACCCAGTATTTTTAATTATTTTTATAATATTTACATCATTTTGAGTACTAATAATATCTTCTAACGCGTATACTATATCTTTGATATTATCATTATCTAATAAATAATATAAAATAGTGTCCCCTACAATAGGTTGGGTATTGTCTATTAATACACAATATTGATTTTGAGAGACTTTTCTGGCACTCATTTCTTATTTTATATTATATATTAAAAATAATTCTATATTACAATATTAAGAATGAAAGCAATTGCTATATTTTTACTTTTTATAGGTACCATATTAATAGTTCAAGGATATTATAGTAAAAAAACTAACATTACTGAAAAAGAGAAGATAATAGTTAAATATATTCCAAGAAGTACATATGAAGAACAGATGAATCCTCAAGAAAGTCTCCAAACATATTATAAAGGAATGTTTGAAAATATAATAGTTTAATGATTATTTTTATCCTTAATATTATTAAATGGATGTATTAAGAAATATTGAAAAAAAATTATTAACTATTTTGAGTGATAAAGACAAAATAGATATATCTAAGATTAATAGTTTAAAAGAGGATATACGATTATACAATGAAGATATTAATAAAAAAATACAACTGTTAAATGATAAGAAAAATAAATATATAGAGCAATATCATAATAAAAGATTAATTAATATAGAAAGATATGAAAAATATGTAACTGCTAAAGAAAACTTAATGGAAGAACTGAAAAGGAACAAGAGCAAACTGGCTTTAAACAATTATCTAAACGAACAATTTAAATATCCTCATGTCGTTCCTGATATATATACCTATGAAAATATATCATTAAACGAAGAACGACCAATACGTGATCCCTTCATGCCTCCTGCTAAGCCTCCTGCTAAGCCTAAAGTTAACAAAGTAAAATCAGAGAAAGAATGTCCTGAAGGTAAAGAAATAAATCCTGTTACTAAACGCTGTGTTAAAATATGTGATAAGGATAAAATAAGAGATCCAATAACTGGAAAATGTGAAAAAATCAAGGCTGAAAAGGAGTGTCCTGAAGGTAAAGAAATAAATCCTCTAACTAAACGCTGCGTTAAAATATGTGATAAGGATAAAATAAGAAATCCATTAACCGGTAAATGCGAAAAAATTAAAAAATAATAACTTCGTTCAATATATATTCTTTTTCTGAGATATTATCATAATGCTATAATTACAGATATTGACTATAGTTGTGTAGTATTTAATAAAGCGAATGATACATCATCATCCATTATACTATCTATGTTAGAACATAAAAAGGTATATCCTAAATTTTCTTATATAGAAGGATGTAATAGATATTGTATTACGATTGATACATTTTTAGCATTACATAATATCGATGAAACAATGTATGATTTTATGAATATTGCAATTCAAGGAGCTGAATTATTAGCACTAAAAAGGATCTTAGTGCTTTATTAAACATTGTAAAATTATTTATTGCAAAATACACAAAATAGAGTTGTATAAAAACAGTGCTTCTATTAAAGAGCTCGACGAATTCTTATTACCACATGGATTTATTAGAGTATTTACTATAACAACAGACAAAGGATGGGGGGTGATGCTATATATATATTAGGTTGTAGTCTCTTATTATGAAATAAATTATTTATATTTTTTTGCATTTCCCTGTAACAGGATCTCTTATTTTATCTTTTTCGCATATTTTTATACATCTCTTAGTTAATGGATTAAGCTCTTTACCAACTGGACACTCTTTTTTGCATTTCCTTGTAATAGGATCTCTTATTTTATCTTTTTCACATATTTTTATACAGCGTTTAGTTAACTGATTAAGCTCTTTACCGACTGGACACTCTTTTTTAGCTTTGCCTGCTTTGGCTAACTTTGGAGGAGACTTGCTATATGTAGTATATATTTCATCAAAAATAGCAGGATTTCCTGATAAATATACCCAATCTATTCTTTTTTGATTTTCTTTTAATAATTCAATTGCTTCTGGATTTTCTGATAAATATGTCCAATATATTTTTTCGGGATTTGCTTTTAATAATTCTATAGCTTCTGGGTTTGGATTTGCTGATAAATATACCCAATCTATTTTATCTTGATTTTCTTTTAATAATTCAATTGCTTCTGGATTTTCTGATAAAAGGTACCAAATTATTTTATCTTGATTTTCTCTTAATAATTCTATGGCTATTGGATTTCTTGATAAATAAAACCAATCTATTTTATCTTGATTTTCTCTTAATAATTCTATAGCTTTTGGATTTTGATTTAAAGATAAATTCAACCAATCTATTTCTTCATAATGATATTTTTTTAATAATTCTATTGCTTCAGGATTTGAATTTGATGATAAAAATCTCCATTTTATTTTACTCGGATTTGCTTTTAATAATTCAATAGCACCTGAATTTGCTGATAACGAACCCCAATCTATTTTATCTTGATTTTCTTTTAATAATTCTATAGCATTTGGATTTTCTGATAACACGTCCCAATTTATTTTATCAGGATTTGCTTTTAATAAATCTATAGCATTTGGATTTAAAGATAATAATTCCCAATCTATTTTATTGAGATTATCTTTTAATAAATCTATTGCATTCGGATTTTCTGATAACATTTCCCAATCTAATTTCTTAACAGGTATCCAGTCTTTTAGTTTATATTTTATTTTGAAAAGGGTCTTGTATTTATTTACTATTTTTTCAAGAATATCATCTGGTAATATATGTAGACTTCCTCTTCTTTTTAATGCATTAATGCTGTTTGTAACCTTCATTTTGTTCTTGATAGATTTTGGAGATGACTTGATATTCTCTGCAAAGACATTGATATATTTACAGAACTTTTTGAGCTGTTTCTCTTCGCAA